CCAGATGCAATTATTCTCCTTGAAGAACTTATGGGCAAAGATGTCGCTCCTCGAAGTGAATTTATCTTTAAGAATATTGATTTTTCGGAGATAAGAGAATAATGATTATTTATCGGATTGAAAAAGAGGATGGTGGCGGTCCATTTTATTATAGAGATGGCCATCCAAGAGATTCTTCAATGCCAGATTTTTCCAATGGAGATATTAATATCTTATATGGAGCAGATAGTTTAGAAAATTTAAAACATATAATTAATAATTATAATTTAAATATTAATGATTTTATTATAAAAACATATGAGTCAAATAATATTTTATCATACAATAAAAAGAATGGACATATAATTTTTAAAATAAATAAGTAAAATATAAAAGAGAATAAAACTTGAAAAAAAGAAAAAAATGAGTTATAATTATATTATAGGATGAAAGGAAAAAGTATGGCAAAATTAAAACCAATTATTGAAGAAAGTTTTATACAATATTCGGGAGCTGTGCTTCAGAGTCGTGCCCTAGTAGATGTTAGAGACTGTTTAAAACCATCAGCGCGCCAAATTTTCTATTGTATGTATACAGATAATTTTCTTCATTCTAAACCATTTAAAAAGACGTTAAAAGCAATTGGTAGCGCGATGAGAGTCTATATACACGGAGATAGTTCTTGCGAAGGTATTATTATGCGGGCGGGACAGCCGTTTGCTATGAGGTACCCTCTTATTGAGGTTGAGGGTTCTTATGGTAATTTAATGGAAAGTGGAAACTGGGCAGCACCTCGCTATACATCGTCAAGACTCTCGGCGCTGTCTGAATATCTTTTTGCAGATATTAAAAAAAATACTATCTCCGAATGGAGAGACAACTATGATGATACTGAACAATATCCAGCAGTTCTAACTGGAAAGGGCTTCTATAATATTGTAAATGGAAGTTTTGGTATTGGTATTGGTATGGGGGCATCTATTCCTGCATTTAATCTGCGAGAAGTAAACGAAGCACTAATTAAATTGCTTTGGAACCCAGACATTAGCTTTGATGAAATTTATTGTGCGCCAGACTTCGCAACAGGGGCAATTCTTCTAAATAATGATGAAGTTAAAGAAAGTTTAAGAACTGGAAATGGTAAGGCGTGTAAGTTGCGTTCCGTTATTGAATTTGACTCAAAAGAGCGAGCGTTAATTGTTAAAGAAATCCCTTATGGAGTTTATACAAATACGATTTGCGCCGAACTTGAAGAAATTATTAATGGTGAAGAGAATCCTGGCATTGACAGATTTAACGACTTGACTGCAAGTGAGCCAAATATTAAAATTTATCTTACAAGAACAGGAAACGTCGACAAGGTTTTGAAGTATCTTTATAAGAATACTTCACTTCAATATTATTATGGCATCAATCTTGTGATGCTTGACAATGGAAGACGCCCAAAACTTTTTACTTGGAAGGAAGCCCTACAAGCACATTTGAACCATGAACAGGAAATTTATACAAAAGGTTTTCAGTTTGACCTTAAAAAGATAGAAGACCGTTTACATATCATTAAAGGCCTGCTGATTTGTATGGCTTCTATTGATGAAGTAGTTCATATAATTAAATCATCACAATCTACTGCTTTAGCATCTAAAGCATTACAAGAAAAATTCCTTCTTGATGCGGCCCAAGCAAAAGCAGTTTTGGATATGAAACTTTCAAAGCTGGCTCATCTTGAAATACAGAAATTAGAAGAAGAGCATGATGACCTTACTAAGAAAGCAGAAGAAATCAGAAATATTCTAAATGATGAAACCCTTTTAAAGAAAGAAATTGAAAAAGGCCTTCGAGAAGTTGCCAAGAAATTTGGTGACGCGCGCCGGACTAAGGTTTTAAACCTTGTTGGAGAAGAAGATATTATCGAAAAGAAACAATTATCTCTTTCTTTTACTAATAAGGGTGCAGTTTTTGTTACAGAAACATCTACGCTATATGCGCAAAAGCGTAATGGAGTTGGCACGAAGTTTAAACTTGAAAATGACGAATTCATTATTGATAATATAATTGGCGAGAATACAAATCAAATTTTATTCTTTACTTCTCATGGTAATTATTACCATATGAAAATGAGTGATTTTATTGTGGGAGAAAAACAATATCTTAATAACTTAATAACATTACTCCCTTATGAAACAATTAAAAATGCTACTGTTATATCTGAAACTGGTCAGAAAAAATATATAATTTTTGTGACAAAAAATGGTATCATTAAAAAATCCGAACTTTCAGAATATAATATGAAGAGGAGGGTGGGTGCAACTGCTCTTACTCTTGACAAAGATGATGAGATTATAAGTGTTTTATTCACAGATGATGAAAAAATTGGATTACTTTCATCTCGTGGTCACTTCATTATGATTGAGACTTCTCCAATTCGTCCTGTTGGAAGAATTGCTCGTGGTGTAATCGGTATGAAATTGAATGAGGGAGACTTTGTAGTAAGTGCAAGGATTATTCCAAAAAATACGAAAGAAATATTATCTATTTCCGAAAAGGGTTATTCAAAAAGGACGGATATCACAGAGTTTAAAACTACCGGACGTGGTACTAAAGGTGTAAAAATTCAGAAAGAAGAAGTTTTGTGTGATTTTTTACCAATTGTTGATAATTCTGATATCTTAGTCAGCTCTACATCCGCGCAAATTCGTGTAAAATTAAATGATTTTGCTAAATCTGGGCGTGGCGCACAAGGTACAAAAACGATAAAAATGACAGAAACGAGCAAGGTCATTAGAATTTCAAAGTTTTAAATTCCAACGAGTTAAAATTTGAAAAAATTCAAAAATTATTATATAATATATATATAAGGTTGAGAGAGAGAAATCCCTCTGTTAGCCTTAATATAAATCAAGTCGGTCGCCAGACTAAAAATGAGGCGAAAATAAAAAAAATTTTTATTAAAAAGGAGACGAAATTATGAAGTTAACTGAAAAAAGTTCTGAGGTATTTAATTACGTTAAGGAAAATGGCGCCCGTGTGAGCATAGAGGAAATCTGTAAGGCAACCGGTCGTGAATCTCGTTCAATCAATGCAACCGTGAATGACCTAGTGAAGAAAGGTCTGGTTGAGCGTGACAAGGTTACTGTTGAAGGCGCTGATAAGCCTGTAACATACGTTGTTTTGACTGAAGATGGTAAGGCTTTTGTTCCAAGTGAAGATGCGGAATAATTAAACTTTGATATGGGCTCCCGCAAGGGAGCCAATTAATCAAAAAGAACCAATAAATAAAATAGGAGAAAAAAAATGTTAAGAGAAGCAGAAAACAGAGTAAAAATTGAAGGTATTCTTTCAGAAATTGATTTAAAGTATGGTTCTTTCGTGAAAGATGGTAAGCCCGTAGAAACGATTGGCGGCGTGATTAAGGTTCAGGTCGACCAGCTAATTAATGGTGTGCCAACAACGTTAGAAATTCCCGTTCATATGTTTGCTACAAAGTATACCAAAAAGGGTACAATTAACCCTTCATTTGAGTCCATTGAAAAGGTTATGAATGAGTACGTTTCAATCCCGATTGCCGCGACTAGCGGTGTTGAACCCGACAAGGTTCGTATCACAAGTGCTCGTATCGACATGAATGAATATTTTGGACAGAATGGTCAGTTCATTTCCTTCCCCCGTATCACTACTTCATTCGTAGCTCGTGCTACAGGTACATTTAAGCCTGAGGCAACATTCTCATTAGAATTCGTAGTTTCTAATATCGCCTATGCCGTTGACAAAGAAGGTGTTGAAGTTGAACCCAAGAAGCTTGAAGTTACAGCTATTGTTCCTCGTTATGGCGAGAAAGTTGATGTAGTCAAACTCGTAGCAACAAACCCCAACGTTATTGATGCTATCGAGCAGTATTGGCAGGTTAATGAAACCTTTAAGGCGAATGGTCGTCTGAATTTCACATCCCAGACTCACATTGAAACACAGGAAGTAGACTTTGGTGAGCCTATTGAACGTGTCGTAACAACTTCACTTAGCGAACTCGTTATTACAGGTGGCTCACAAAACCCGCTCGAAGGAGATTTTGCCTTCGATATTAACGATATTAAGAAAGCCCTTGCAGAACGTAAGGAAAGACTGAACGAATTAAAGGAAAAAGGAAAAAACAAGAAAGCACCAGCCCCTGCGACTTCTGTTGGTATTGACGTTAATGACCTTGGTTTTTAAGGAGGACTTAAGACATGGCTATTGATATTTTAAGTCTTACTCCGACAGTTATTAGTCGTGACCTGAAGGGGAAATATGTGCTCTTATATGGTAAAGCCAAGTCTGGTAAGACGACTGCGGCAACACAATTTCCAAAAGCTCTTCTGTGTGCCTTTGAAAAAGGCTATAATGCCATTGGCGGTATCTTTGCTCAGGATATCGTCAAATGGTCAGACTTTAAGATGGTTGTTCGCCAACTTGAAAAACCTGAGGCTCGTGAACGTTTCGAAACAATCATCATTGATACTATATCAATCGCGTGGGATTTGTGCGAACAATATATCTGCGCGCAGCATGGTGTTCAGAAAATTAGTGATATCGAATGGGGCGCTGGATATGTTGCCTGTAAAAAGGAATTTGAATCCACTCTCAGGAAAATTACACAACTTGGTTATGGTGTAGTTCTCATTGCTCATAACGCTACTCGTATTGAAAAGACTGCCGATGGTAGTGAAATTGAGATTATCTCACCAGAGCTTCCTAAACGTGCCGCTGAGATTTGTAATGGTATTGTTGATATTATCGGTTATATCGGTAATGAATACAAAGATGGTGAAAATCAGCGCTGGCTTTATACAAGGGAAACTCCAACATTATTCGCAGGCTCAAGATTTAAGTATCTTGCACCAAAGATTAAATTTGGTTATCAAGAACTTGTTGATGCTATTAGTGATGCCATTGACAAGGCTGAACAACTTGATGGTGTTGTGGTAGTTG